GTGACACCTGCAGGCGCCCGGCGCCAGGTCGAATCATAGTCCAGTTGCGGCCAGATTTCTACGACGTCGTTGACCACGCCGGCTGCGGTGTCGCTGTCCCGCACGCCGAGCACGTCGAACCAACCGGTGAGCGCAGGCGAGCCCGCGGCGGTGCCGTCGATCAGGCGGATCACGGCGGGCGTGAAGCCCGGCGCGGGCATCAAGAAGGCGAAGTTGCCGGAGAGGCCCTGGATGTAGGTCGACGAGTACGCCACGGTCTGGTTCGTGGTCGCGGTCACCTGAAGCTCGGACCAGAAGACCGCGCCGATCCGGTTCGGCCCGGGGGCGACACGGAACGCGGGGATCGCCGTCCCGCTGTTGGCCGCCGCACCCGTGCCGGTGAGGGTCGCGGCGACCGACGCGTCGAGGCCCCGGAAGGGCGTGGGCGAGGTGTCCCCGTAGGTGAAGGGGGAGACGTGGACCAGGTCGCCCAGGGGGCTGTTGGTCCGCAGCCGCATCCGCACCTCGCGGCAGCAGGGCGCGGCGTAGAACGGGATCGGCTTGATGGCCCAGCCGTAGTAGGACGCCATCCGGGGCACGCGGTCGTCGCTCGTGCCCTGGTTGCGCGGGAATGCCTTGGATGTCGCCCGGCGGCAGTGGGCCAACAGGGAGCGGTCTTGCTCGGCCAGCCGCACCCCGAGGTGGGACGAGGAGGGGTAGCCGTTGGTCGCCGCGTAGACCGCCTGATCGAGGCCGCGCAGGTAGGGCGCCGCGGCACCGTCGAGCGGGACCAGCAGGCGGGGCGCTTCCATCGGGGCCTCCGGATGGCTATGATCTGATCAGGAGGTGGACCATGCGACACACGATCGGGACCGTCTCTCTGCTGCTGCTCGTCGCTCTGCTGGGCCTGTCCTGCGGGGAGGACCCCGAGCGCCACCGCTACGCCGAGCACTGGAGCGAGGTCGACAGCGAGGCCGACGGCGGCCAGGTCGCCGACGAGGGGGCGGCCTGGGATGGCTTCTGCGGCCGCTCGTCGCAGGAGCGGGAGTGCGACCTCGTCGGCTCCTGCCGAATGGCTGCCCGGCTCCGTGAGTGCTACCGGACCGAGCTCGTCGGCGAGGAGCACATCTGCCGCTTCGAGAACCCTCAGCACTCCGACGACGGGATGCCGTGCATCACCATCGCCGAGTGCCTCACCGGCTGGACCGCCACGGGGCGCGGCCCGGAGGAAGTCGCCGACCTCTGCGACCCCGACTTCGTGTTCGTCCAACCCGCTACCTGGGACTGATCCCGCTCAGGTACCCCCGTAGACGTAGGGGCCACTGGTCCCGTCCGGGAGCAGCCCGGTCAGCGCGTCGGCCTGGGCGACGTGGTAGGCCATCGTCGCGGTGTAGGCGGTGTTCGGCGTCCCGCCGCCGGACCAGTGGACGAACACGACGTGGTCCCAAGGCCAGGCCGCCGCGGGCACGACCGGGACTCCGGCCAGGGTGAAGGCCCCGTCCAGCGTCAGGGTGTTGACTCCCGTGGCCGTCACCCTCGGCGAGTTGTCGCAGAGGACCGCGCCGTCGAAGTCGACCAGCATGACCCGGTCCCCGACGCCGGCCGCCCCTCCAACGAACGCCTCGGCGTCGCTGTCGGGCACGGCGTCCGGGCCGCCGCTGGTCGACGTGAAGCGGTTGGCGCTCAGCGTCAAGACCACGGGGGCGCCCGCCGCATAGCCGACGATCTGGCCCGAGGGCGACCAGAGGCCGACGTTGAGGCTGGGCAGCAGCAGGAGCTCCAGCCGGATCGTCCCGCCGCCGTCTGGCGAGAGATTGACCAGCCGGCTCGTGACGATCGCCGGCTGCGCGGTCATGCCGCGGCCCCCGGTGAAGGGGTTGGGGATCGCCGAGCACGTCAGGCGGATGCCCTTGGTCACCGTCACGGAGAACGAATCCAGGAGGACGGTGCAAGTTACCCGCGGCAGGGGCGACACGAACCAGCGCGCTCGGGCCATTGCCATCGCCCGGATCGTGGCCTCGGCCGAGGGGTCGGGAGCCAGGCCCCGGATCTCGTAGGTCAGGTCGCTGTCGTCGGCGGCACCGCGGCCCTGCGTCTGGACGTGCTCGTAGCGGATCACTCGCCGGGGCTGATCCGTGACGAAATCATAGTCGAAGGCCCAGACCTGCTGGCCGACCGCGTCGCTCAGGCTGCCCTGCAGGTGGACGTCGTAGCCGGTCGCGTTGCCGTTCTCGTCGGTCAGGGCCACGAGGTCGCTCTCGTCGATCGTCGGCCACGTCTCGCCCGGGTACGCCTCAGCGATGTCGCCGAGGGCCAGGAGCCCCGCCTCGTTCTGGTAGAGGAACCAGCCGAAGGGTCCCAGCAGCTGCTCCAGGTACGCCCGCAGGGGGATCGGTTTGCCATCCCACCCGATCGCCAGCCAAGGCATCCTGATCGACGAGGTGCGCCCCATGCGATCCTCGAAGCTGTCGAGGTCGAGCAGCGCCGCGGCCACACCAGCGCCCCACTGCTCAGGCAAGACGTCGTAGTCGGTGTTCGTCGCGCCGCCCGAGACGACTGCTCCCGTGCTGGTGATCAGCGCCAGAGCAATCGCGATCGGGTGACAGAACTCGAGGTCGGTCGGGTCCGTGAAGCGGTGGGCGAAGGCCGAGCCGATCGCATCCGGGTCGGTCAGCAACACCTCGCGGAACAGCTGCCGGTCGTCTTGATCACCAGGTCCCTGGATGGGCGTGCCGAGCAGCCCGTAAGCCTGGGCCTTGACCGCGGCGAAGGGGTGGCCGTAGACCGCGCCGGACCAGGTGACCGCGACCTGGATCAGCTGGTCTCCCAGGCGGGCGTGGAAGTAGCGAGCCCCGGGGGCGTCCTCTGGGTAGCTTGGCGGCTGCGGCGTGCCGCCGTCGTCGGCCAGCTCCAGCAGCAGGTCCAGCTCGTCCTGGGCGACCATCGCCGCCTGGACCGCTTCGACCTCCCGGCCACCCCAGCGCACGACGCCGGAGTACTGCTTGCGGCCGATGCAGCGGTCGATCCGCCCGATGGCCGACTTGGCGATGAAGGTGATGGCCAGCCCGTCGGCGCCGCTGCACTCCCAATCCTCGACGGAGCCCCGCCAGACCAACTGCGCCTGGGCGTAGGGCAGCAGGTCGCCAGACACCTCCGAGACGAGGTTGAGGTACAGCCGCACGTCCCGCCCCCGCCAGTACTGCGGGCGGTCGTAGAGGATGCCTTCGCCCCGGGGCGACTGCCAGTGGCTCTGCGCCTCGCTGTTGTACTGGCCCCGGAGGACGTCGATCGAGGGGGGCGCCGCGTTGATCTGGGTCACGATGACCGTCTCGGCGTCCAGCCAGAGCGCATCGCCGACGGTGAGGCCGGCGGTGCTGTCGACAAGGACGTTGGTCTCGACCGCGTCCAGGTCTTCGGCGATGGCCCACATGGTCCCGGGGGTGCGGATCCCGAGCAGGTCGGAGATCAGGTAGCTGCCCCACCCGTGCGCCACCGCCGCGCCGAGGGGAGCCCGGGGCGGCAGGTCCAGCAGGGTGAACTCGAGGGCGCCGAGGTTGGTCGTCACGGCCCGCAGGTCGATCGACTCCTCGAGGGACCCGGTGACGGGCCGGAGGCAGTCGTGGTAGGGGTCGCAGTCGGCCGCGGCGTAGCCCAGCGCCAGGGGGTGCTCCGTGCAGAGCCGGTACGCGTGCTGATAGCCCGCGGCCGTGGCCCCGACCTTGCGGCCGATGCCGCCGATCTCGACGTGCAGGTGTCCCCGCAGGCCCCGCAGCGCCAGCTCTGTCGCGAAGGTGGCCACGGACTAGCTGGCCACGTAGAGCTGCATGGGCAGCGTCAGCCGGTAGCGGCGCACGACCGTCTCGTGCAGCTGGAAGACGCTGTCGAGCGGCGAGTTGCACCACCTCGGATCCCTGATGACGTACTTAGAGTGGGTCGCGGGAACCAGGACCGAGGGGGTGAACTCGAAGGCGACGCCACTGGCCAGCCGCAGGAAGATCCGCTGGAAGGACTCCTGCGCCCGGACCTCCTCGGCCTGAAACACCTTGCGGGCCGGGACCAGGTCGACCCCGATCGTGCGGAAGGTGCGGGAGCCGTAGGACAGCCCGACGTTGCGACCGCTCAGGCTCCAGGCGCTGGCGACCGAGTGGACGGGGCAGCTCTCCGTGTCCTCGGTGTAGGCCTGCTCGACCCAGTAGCCGCTGTCGACCTGGAAGGTGCCCACGACCGAGTTGCCCGCGCCGGCGCTGGCGTGGTCGGCGTCGGTCATGCCGAGCAGCGCGGGAGAGAGCAGGTGTACGCCGGCCCCGAAGATCAGCACCCACGCCCCAGTGGCCGAGATCGTCAGCACGCCGGCCGACTCGGTCACGGTGTAGGTCAGCGCTCCGGCCACCTCCAGCGCGGCCTTGATCGCCAGGCAGAGATCCGCCGCGGTGCCGTCCCCGAGCCAGTAGTAGGTCCCAGCGACGACCGTCACGTTGAGCGCGCCGCCGCCCCCTTCGGTGATCTGGAAGGTGTTGTTCGTGGCGTCCAGCGTGATCGGCAGGCTGAGGCGCGGCGTGGTTCCGGCGGGCATGGGCTACCTCCTCACCGTGGGGTTGCGGGGGCGCCGCCGCCGGTCCGGTCCTGAGCGCGCATGGCCTGGCCCACGAGCCGGGCCGTCTGGGCCTTCTGGAGTAGGCCACTGCCGGCGACGGTGACGTAGTAGTTCGTCACCTGCTGCAGCTCTTCCTTGTTGACGACCTTGACCGGGAGGGGGTCCTGGGTCGTGTACTCGCGCTGGCGACGCGAGGAGCCGCCCCCGGTCAGCGCGCCGAACAGCTGGCCCGCGAGGCCGATGCCCGCGCTGATCGCCTGCCCCTGCCAGCCCGGGATCAGGGAGCCAGCCGCCGAAGCCGCGACGCCGAAGCCGGTCTGGGCGAGGCCGCGCATCATCTCGGAGGCGCTGGCGCCCGCGCCGGCCAGGTCCAGGAAGGTCGAGGCCAGGCTGTTGGCCGAGGCCACCATGATCTGGTTGACCTGCTCCTGCGCCGCCTGGGCTGACTCGATCTGGGCCGCATAGGCGCCCGACTGCTTGGAGGCCGCGCCCCAGACGCCGGACTGGTAGGCCTTGCCGGCGGCGAGGTTGCCCCGGGCCGAGGCCATGGCGGCGTCTCGGTCGGCTCCGAGGTCGAGCGCAGGAAAGGTCCACTCGGCGCCAGACGGAGCGGCGGGCTGGTTGCGCGAGGCGGAGGATCGGCCGCTACGGGCGGGGCGCCCCATGTCCATCGCGGGCATGGTGATCTCCCGCTCCCCGCCGCCGCCGGTGGCCATCATCGTCTCGAGGTCCAGCAGCATCTTCTCGACCCGGAGCTGGCCTTCTTCGATGCTCAGCACCGATCGCTCCGAGGCCTTGACCCCGGTCCAGATCCCCTGCAGCCCGGCCCACATTTCCTTGGGGCCGGTGGCCAGCCCGGAGAAGAAGCCGCCGACGCCGCCCTCTTGTGCCCCCGAGATCCCGCCGGCCAGGGCGCCGAGGCCCGTGCTCATGGTGATCCCGGTGCCCTTCACGGCCTGCAGGTAGGGGCGGATCGTGTTGCTCAAGACCACGATCGATTCGGCCAGCCCCGCCACCATCTGGGTCGCGATGATGGCCACCCGCGCCAGTGGCGACAGGGCCGAGCGCACGAGGTCGTCGATCGTCCGTTGGTTCTCGGTGATCCAGCGGGTGAGGTCAGAGAAGCCGCTGATCAGCACCGCGACGGCCCGATTCCAGGAGTTGCTGGCGGCGATCGCGTCGCCGAGCGCCCGGAAGCTGTCGTTCGCCGCGCCGCCGACTGCGGTGAGCTGGCCGCCGAGGGCCTCGCTGGCGCTGGCCGCCTTGATGAAGACGCCAGTCACGGCCGCGGCGCCGGCCGCCATGACGCCGAACGCCGAAGAGATCGTGTCGGCCTTGGGCTTCAGGTCGGTGAGGTTGTCGCCGAAGGACTTGGCCTTCAGCGATGCCGCGTCCGCGTGGTCGCCGAACTTCTTGACGCTGGCGGCGGCGCTGGTCACGGAAGGGGTGGCGTCGTCCTTCCCCTCGATGGTCAGCTTGACCTTTGCGTCCGTCGCCATGCCGCTACCTCGTCACCGTCTGGGGGCTCGTCTGCTCACGCTTGCGCTGCTCGGCCTGGATCCGGCCGACCTCGTCCTCGAGAACTTCCATCGACCGCAGGTAGCGGCTCGGCTGCTCCCCGACCGTGCCTGGGTACCAGAGCCGGCCCACGTGGTACTGCGACCACTGCCGGAGCAGCTCCCAGTGCCGTTCCCGCAGCAGGTTGACCGGGCAGTCGAACAGCTCGTGGCGCTCACCCGAGGGGAGCACGACGCAGTTCCACGCGTGGTCGGGTTGGGGGCAGCCATGCCGGGAGCAGCCCCGGTAGCCCTGCCGCTCAGGCGAGCACGTCGCGCAGCTCCACTCGCCAGGGACCTTCGGGTCCGGGCAGAGGATCAGCGCCGCGGTCCGGAGGGTGATCTCTCCTCCTCCGCATCGACGTCGTCTTCGGACTCGGCGGCCTTGATCAACTCCCCAGCCCAGCGGCTCGGGAGGTTGGCCCGCAGCCACTCGATCCGGGCGTCGAGGTCCAGGTCCTTGGCCATCTCGACGACCTGGCCGTCACGGACCAGCCCGCGCACCCCGCGCACCACGCGGCCCAGGTAGGCGAACACGAACCGCTCGCCGTCGTAGTGGCTCGGGGTGTCGCCGTCGGCGGGGGTCGTGGCCTCGGCACGGGCCGCGGCCATCGTGTCGGCGGTGGGCAGGGCGAGGATGAAGACGACCCGCTCCTCGGGGGGAAGACGACGGGTGGCCTTGATGGTGTGTTCGGTGCGGGCGGTGTCCACTGGGCGCCTCCTTGATGCGAGTTGCTCGAGACGGATCCGGGGAGAGCAGGAGCGGGGGCCACGGAGCGCGCCTCGGCGGGCGCGTCTGCTCCGGGCGCCACCGCTCATGGGGGTCAGTCGCAGGTGATCGTGAGCGAGTCCTCGGCCGCCGCCGCCGCCGAGCCGAGCAGCCGGGCGACGACGTGGAAGCCGGGCATCCCCTTCAGGGTGATGGGCGCCACGCTCTGGCAGAACAGCCGGGCGAAGGAGACGACGAAGCGGTTGCTGTCGCTGTCCCCGACAGTGATCGACGAGGCCACGCTGATCTCCCGGGCGGTGAACCTGTCGAGCCACTCCGTGTCCGGGTTGAGCGCGCCGGTGACCGGCTGCTCCGCGTCGAAGACCACCTCGATCCCGGGGTCGTCGAGGGAGCCAGCGCCGGTGTTCTGGATGCGGAGGACACCGAGACTGGTCGTGTCGCAGCTCATGCTTCCGACGACCTCGGTACCCATCCGGAAGTTGAGGGCGACGTTGTGGACGTGCCCGAACTGGGCGATCGTCGGGGCGTCGGCGTAGGGGGCGAAGTTGCAGTCCATCACGATCGGCGGGTGGCTCGGCTCGGAGGTGTAGGCGGGATTGGTCAACGGGGTGTCGGTCGCGGCACCGAAGCGCCCGGTGCCATTGAACGACACGACGGCGGGGGCTCCCGGCGTGAACTGGATCGACGCGTCGCCGCGGACGCCGGTGAGCGGGTAGAGGATCCCGTCCCGGTAGACCCTGAACGCGGCGGACCCGCAGGCGTCATAGCTCGGGATGTAGGTGTGGGTCTCGACACCGGCCGGGGCGGCGTAGGACGATGTCATCCCTGCCGCCGTCAGGATGGCATCGATCTGCGGAAAGACGGCCGCCGAGTAGACCGAGTTGCTGCCCCGCAGGTACTCGGTCGTCGAGATCCGGTAGAGCCGCTGCCCGATCGTTGAGACCCGGCTGGGCTGGAGGTACAGGCTGCGGACGTGCCGCCCGTACATGGTCGCCTCGTCGGTCACGCTGACCGAGAGCACGTCCTTCGCATCGGTGGCCAGGGTCACTCCGGGATCGGTCCCGTAGGTGGTCTCCCGACGGCTGCACAGCACTTCACGTCGCATCAGTGGCATGGGTCAATCTCCCGCGTCAGGGGGCCAGGAAGGGGCAGCCACGGGGCCGAGAGGTCAGGGCGTGGAGGCCACCCGCTCGATCGCCTCGAAGGTGATCTCGGCGCAGTGGCAGAGCACCTCGTCCGGCCCGTCCGGCAGCGGCAGGGGCCGGTCGCCGAAGGTCATCGTGTGGCCTTCGCAGTTCATCACGGCCGCGCCGAGGGTGTAGTCGTTGAAGACGGCCTGGGCGACCGCCTCGGCCAGCGTCTGAAACATCGTCTCGCTGATGATGTCCCGGGTCGTGCTCTGCTGCTTGTCCCACTTGGGGCAGTAGCCGACCACGGCCAGCTGCCAGCGCCGGAGGGCCAGCCCGGCCACGCTCGCGGGCGCCGTGCTCTGCCCCAGCGAGGTCACATACCAGAGGGTCTCCGGCTGCTTGGCGCCCAGGAAGGCGGCGTTGTAGCCCGACCAGAAGGACTGGGCCGCGCTGTCGAGGTCCCGCAGGCCCTTGTTGACCATCCGGGCCGCGCCGCCGGCAGCCACGACCGCGGTCGTGACCGTGGCGTGCAGGTTGGTGTAGATCGTCGCGATCGGCATCGGCTACCCCCGACCCCGGAGGCTGCGCGGCGTGCCCGTGCGCCAGGGGGAGGCCCCGCCGGCCTGCCGCTTCAGGAAGCTGCTGGTCAGGTAGTCGGCCATCGTCTCGGCCAGCTCCTTGAGGTCCGCTGGCTCGACCGACAGGAACGGCCGGGCGGGGATCGTGGTCTTGTGCCCCTTGCCTGCCTGGCCGCCCAGCTGGTGGATGCGGGCGTAGACGAGGTTCGAGCCGATCTGACAGCCGGTGCGCCAGGCCGCGGTGGAGCAGCCCCGCTTCAGCCGGCCAGTGACCTGGAGGATCCGGTGGCCGGAGAGCAGCGCCGAGAACTGGTTGCGGAACTGGCCCGCCCGCTTGCCCGTGGTGTAGGTGAGCCCCTTCTCTCGCAGCACCTTGGACTGCTTCCGTCCGCGGGAGACGAGGGTGCTCCAGGCCAGCGGCTTCCACGGCTCGCCGGGCTGGCCCTGCGCCGCGAAGTTGTCCTCCTTGCGGAGCTGGAGGATCTCGGCGCCCACCTCCCAGACCGGCGTCTGGTCCTTCGCCCGCTTCTTCAGTTCGGCGAAGGCCGCGTTGACCGCGTCCAGCCCCTCGACGTGCAGCTCGATCGCTCCCACGTCAGAGCCCGCTCAGGTTGGTGCGGCCGAAGACCCGGGTCGCGCTGGTCATCGTCACGGTGAGTCCGGAGCGCTCGGTCGGCCGCGGGTCCACGCCGATCCCGATCTCTCCGCTGGCGATCCGGCCCAGCATCTCGAGGGCCAGGGCGTAGTCGTCGACGATCGTCTCCGGCGGGGAGGCCCGGCGGTAGTAGGCTTTCGCCCGGGCGATCCGCAGGCAGAGGTGCTTGATCGTCGCGGGCGTCGTCGTCAGCGGCACGGCGTACCGGGCCGAGATGATCCCGTCGATCTCGGCACTGGCGCCGACGAGCAGCAGGGTGGCCAGCCCGACGGTCTCGGTCCCGTCGGAGTCGTCGTCGAGGAGCGCCAGCCGCTGCATCGGGGTCAGGACCTCGACGAGATCCGCTTCGACTGCGTAGGCCATGGCGGCTCCTCGTCAGTGGCTCCCCAGGGCAGCGAAAGCTACGCCCCGGGGAGGGGTTTTCTTCGGCCCCGGAGAGGGGCAGGCGGCTCCGCAGCCGGGTCAGGACTGCGGAGCCAGAGCAGGATCAGGGCAGATCCGAGGAGGATCAGGGATCAGGGGTTGTAGCCCGTGACGAACTGCCACATGGCGTAGCCCATCGCGTAGCGGGCACGGCCGAAGTAACGGAACTCATCGTCGTAGACGACGCAGTCGTCGTTGGGCTGATCCTGGGCGGCGAACTCGACGGCGACCCGCTCCTGGAAGATGAACGGCTTGACGCTGTTGCTCAGGTCGGCCAGCATCCAGGAGGCGTTGTCCAGGTTGGGGAGCATCACGGGCTTGACGAGCCCGTAGTTGGGGTTGCGACCCGCGTAGGTCGCCTCGAAGATCGTCTCGACTTCGAGGATGTTGCGGACGGTGGCCCAGAGGGAGGGCCCGAAGAAGAGGTGGGTGGGCACGGTGCCCAGCGGCTTGCCCCAGTAGTCGGTCCGCTGGAGGTGCTGGGCGTAGGCGGCCTCGAACACGGTCCGCGACAGGGCCGAGTTGTAGAGCGAGGACTGAACGCCCGTGGACGTCGGGTGGTTGGCCGAGAAGAAGGCCAGCCCGTCGTAGGCGAGGTCGGTCTCGCCGGCCTTGATCAGGGCGGCCAGGAGCTCATCCGGGTGATTGGCGAAGCCCTTGCCCATGTCCGCGAAGCGGGCCTTGATGAGGCCCCAGTTATCATCCTCATAATCGGTGCGGGCCACGCGGACGGCGTCGGTCCACTTCTTGTCGACGAGGGTGACCGAGTTGGCCCGGAGCTCGTTCATCAGCCGGGGCCCGAGCCACTCGGAGACGCCCTGGAGTTCGTCGAGGAGGTGGTAGGTCTTCTGCGACCCCGTGCAGGTGGTCATCATGCAGGCTTCGGCGTACTTCGGGGTCGCCTTCTTGATCGACTCCCGGAACAGCGCCTCGTTCTCCTGCTGTGCGACAGCGAGGTTGGCTCCATTGATCAACATTGCGGTATCTCCAGGGCCGGGGGCCCATCACTGAGCCCCCGGCGAGTCGTTCTGTGTCGGATTTGGTGCCACTTGTCACGGCGGCGAGGTCAGGACGGAAGGTTACAGGCCCACCGCCGTGGCCACCTGGCACCAGGTCCGGGCGGCCGTGGCCACACAGACGTAGAGGACGCCCGGGGTGGTGTCGTCGTAGATGCCGATCGCCCCGTCGGCCGCCGCTCCGAAGGCCGCGGCCATCTCGGCCTGGGTCGGGGCGCCGCCGGTGGCCGACGCCGCGTGGGGGATCTTGCAGACGGTCCCATCGACGTGCAGGGCGGTGCAGATCAGGCCGCCGTTGCTGTCGATGCTGGCCACCTCGGCGGGGGCCGAGTCCTGGATCGAGAGCTTCTTCGCCCCAGCCGCGTCGCCGAGCACGATCACGACGTCGTCGTCGGTGCTCTTGACCGTGAGGTCGCCGGTCGTGGTCTTGACCGTGGCGGCGGTCGCCAGGGTGATGCCGTTGGCCGAGCCGTCGAGGGTGAGCAGGCCATCGGAGTTGATCGAGGCGACCTGCGCCGCG